TGATCTAGAATAGCTAAAGCAGCTTCTAAATCGTTGGAAGTAAGACACCAGCCCAACCGAGCCAAGTAAACTTCTTTATTCTCGCTACCATAACCAAAGATATGACGAGCTACTTCTTCAGGAATCTCAACAGTTGTGTCTTTTGGAAAACTATAAAAAACACCACCAAGTCCATCTTTTAGTTTCTTATCAGATCGGTTTGTAACATAAATCACCGTCATTAGAAACTCACTACGTTTCCAAAAACAGATATATCGCAAGTAGCTGCAACAGCCGTATTAATATTTAAAAATAATGCAGAGGTAACTGAACCACTTACTGCGGTATTTGTTAAGTACGGCTCTGCAATATTTAAATTAATCCATGTGCCTGTTGTCGTTAATTGTGTAGTAATGACGTTTGATACAATCACATTTCCTGTAGCTACATTACCCGTAGAACGCAAAGAAATCGAAATGTTTGCCGTTGCTGCGCTCGCATTTGGATTGCTAAGTGTTATTTGACGAATAATCACGCTACCAGAATTGGCAACTGCACCACCGTTAGTTAAACCACCTGTACATAAAGGAATAGAAACAGACGCTAATCCAGCAGTTGCTAAACTAACGCCTCTTGCAAACCCAATTCTTCCAGTAGCAAAGCTATCGAGGTTTAACTGACCTACTGCATCTGAATTAGCCATTATTTCTCCCCTTAAACGTTGTAAGTGCCAATAACAGCATTGCCACCGTTTGAAGTGTAGAGAGTTAATGACTGCGTAGCTGTTGTTGCATTAGCACGCACGTTCCAACCGTCAGATAACACAGTTGTTCCGCCCACGTTGGCTGCAACATAAGTAACCCAGTTGTTAACTGCTGCGCCTGTGGAATTTTGGTATGTATTGACCTCAATCGACACATTAGAAGTAGTCGAGTAAGGCATGATATATACACCAGCAGGAACAAACTGCGCAGAAGATACACCAGCGTTCATGGCTGTTAAGTTACCAATACCAATGCTAGTAATAATGACTGGTTGCAAAAACGCACTTGGCGTATTGGTAAATGTTTGTGAAACAAGGATTTTATTTGTACTGAGTGACATGGTTTTTTCTCCTTATAAAGAAATAGAGTTATAACCTGAAACCCGTGTCATTGACTTCGGTTTAACGCTTACCAATTCGGCAATCATTAAAACTGCGCCAACATAACCGATCTGCCAGTTAGGAAGTGTAGACTCAAAGCCAGTAAACACAAACGAACCTTGATCGTGGATGTACAAACTCATGTAGTTACTGTTAATAAAATACACAGTACCTTCTGGGCAGTACGGATCAGGATAAATAGGAACACCAGCAACCATTAACGCCCTAAAAGCAGCAGATGGACCATTTGCATCGCCATCAAAACCGTTTCCTGGGGTTATAACGTACTGTTCTTGACCAACATAGTCTTGTGCTAACAATGTCCATGTACCAAAACCACACACACCAAAGGTAGGCACTTCAGCACCGTTTTTCACAGTTCCAGAAATGTATTGGAGGATGTTTTGTCTAGTAGGATTGACAGAACCAGCAGCGTACACTTTTGATTTCCACCATGTGTAGGTAGTTCGGTTAATGTTACCGTAGGTAGTCATGTTAGTACCATCATCAATTGCACCAGGTAAACCGATGAATTGTTGTGTGTTGGTATAGTTGGTATACAAAGCAGTTGCCATTGCATCCATCATTACGTTGGTCGCATCGTTCATCCGAGCTTCGATCAATGGAATAATGGCATAGTCTTGCTGTACTGCACCTTCCATTCCGAGGAACGGAACTGGAGCAATCATGAGCTTGAGGTTAAACTCAGCGTTGAAAGCACCTTGCTGAACTGACGGTTGTGTGAATGAACCACTATAGTCAGACCATTGCGCATTAACAAACTGTGCGCCCTGTACTGGGACTGTTACTTGGGATACACCACCAGATGCTTGTTGACTGTTAGCAATCAGAGCAGCCATCAAGGGTGTGCTGTTATAAAGTTGTACGACCAGCTTGGGGATAAACGCTCTACGAGTAACGTAAGTTAACTCATTGTATTGCGATGTACCTGACGCTGGAAGAATACCGCCGCCTATAGGCATAGTTTATCTCCAAACAAAAATTAAAAATATCCCCTTGTACTGCAATAAAACTTAAATACCGATGGCTTTTCTGCCAACGTTCCGTATATCTTTTAAGGCTTGTGCTGCTTCATCTCTCGCACCCATCTGTGGGTTCTTCCAATACTTTGACAAGTCAAACTTGCTAATTGCACTTGGATTATAACCACTTGGGGTTGGCTCGGCTGCTTGTTTCATCCAATCAAAATACTCGGCTGCTGTTTCGTGATTGCTAATGTTTTTTTCAAGCATGATTTTTTCAATCTGCTCTACATCAGAATCATCTCTTGCCAAACCTTTTCTGATTAAAGATTGTCTACGCCTGTCTAATTCTTCTCTTGCTTCTTTTTCACGCAATTTGTTTTCTGAAGCCATTAAACGATTTTCCATCACCGACATTTTTTGTTCGGTATAGTCTTTCATCTCTAGTTCAGGAATTGGTAAATCAGGCTTGACTTTTTTAGTCATGCGTAGAAAATCTGTGCGAGTTGCTGGGTTCTCTGCCAATTGCTTGGCTAAGAGTGCTAACTCATCACGCTGTTCTAATGAAATATCTTCTAAACTCATGTTTATCCCCTACTTTCGTTAAATAACTTTTTTAGTATCACCAGGCTGAGACATAGTCATCATATTCTTGTAGCCACCTTTTTTGGAAGAATCTAATCCACCAAATTCGGAGAACCGAGGAGTATTGATGATTTGACCATTTTTCTGATTGTTGTCAGTTGGTCTACGTGGTGAGGATGCGCCTCTTGGTTTAAATAAGTCCATTTGTATTTCCTTTACATAGGTGGAGGTGGAGGCATACCGCCAGGAGGAGGACCACCAGCACCGCCCATTGGAGGAGGTGGCGGAGGTGGCATACCACCAGGAGACATACCAGGAATCATTGGTGCTTTTTTCATGGCATTACCTTCAGGCGTTGCACCACCAGCTTGAGGTAAAGTTTGTAACATTTGCATGATTTCGGTTGGCTGCAGTTCATTGACCTTGCCTTTTTTCTGCCCAACCACACCAATCATGGTACGGATGGCTGCTAATACTTTTTGTCCTTCAGGTGATTCAGAACCCAGAGCTGGTAAGGCTTGCTCTAGTAAGTCCATCGCCATGGAGATATTAATCATCGAGGCTTCACGGTTACCCATCTTCGGTTCAGGAGTTGACATGGGTGCGCCCATTGGAGGCGCAGAAGTATCAGATATGTCGCCTGCACCAGCTTCAGGAATAGGAGCTGCGCCCTTCGGAGTTGCTTTGTCACGTTGACTAGCAATCATTTTCATCATTTGGTCAGGAGGCATACCCATACACAATTCCTTTAAGTTTTAGATAGATTATAGACTTTCTACAAAATGTCAAGTGGGGGATATATTTCTATTCCCTCCCCCAAGGGAGGTTTATTCGGTCTATCCGAAATAACCCTTACGGATTACTTTCGTGATTTACGACCTTTTTTACGTCCACGCATGAGATTTCTCCTATTCGCGTTTAGCCACTCATTTTAAGGGAGAGCAACACACCCCTTTTTCCTTCTCACGGAAAACTTACCTACGAGTCTTGCGACCTTTTCGCATACCTTTTCTGCCGTACATAAACTTCTCCTTGGTTAACTATCCCCTGTCTTGCCTACCATAACTACGTGTGGATGGACTACGATTCATACTCTTAATCCCCTCTACACGATACTGCAAATTTGGAACTTCTGCACGACTTTTTAATTCCCCTGTAGTAACACGGGGTTGGTCGCTCGTTGCCTTCACATTTTTAACAGTTGCCATCATCCCACCTGTGGTTCTTTCTTACTCGCTTTTTCTTTAGGAGCTTGTTCTGGTTGGCTCTTGCCTTCCTTCTCACGCTTAGCTAATTTCTCTTTGAGTAATTGTTTCATTGGAGGCTCTACCATGTCAAGTAGAGATTCTTTATCAATTGCACCCACTTTAAATAGATTAAACGCCATTTGTTTCAAATCTTCTGTAAAAATCGGTGAATTACTGTGTGCATCCACTTTGACTACGTAATCTTTCGTAAATTGTTCAGCAATAAACATATTTCCTTGTGCATCCTTAAAATGCGTATCGTCATACGACTGCATCAGCTTTAAATACAAGGTAGCAACCTTTTCTAAGCTATCTTCAACAATTAAAGCACGTTTTTTAGCTCGACTTGAACCTAAACGGGCTAATTGTGAGGCATGACCTTGACTTCTAACACCAGATTCACCCCGACCCGATAAAACGTTGCTAATTCCCGACACTTCCGAAAACATTCCATCAATTTCATGAATTACTTGAAATAAATCAGGTGGCATGGTAGGTGCTAGGCGATCTACCTTTGCACCAGGCATATCTGAGGCAATATATGTCCCTGCACGGTTTAAAGCTAAGAATTTTTCATCAACAATGCCTGAAACACCGCTATATACGGTAGGCGGGTTGACTTGTTTACTGAGTAAATCCAGAATTTCACCCATCCGCATATTGCGCAATTCTTGCAACTGGATCAGTTTTTGACATTCACTCTGACCCCACAAGTAATCGTATTGTGGATTAGGACATATTTGAATAAATGGACATTCACCTTTGAGGAACATACTTGCGCCTGGTCGGTCATAAATCACTACGTCAGGTGAGGCAATTGTCACTACTTGATAGTCTTGCGTATCATCATTCCACGCCCATAACTCTTTCATCTCAATCGTATCTTCAGCCACATCTGCCACATAACGATTGACACCGTTTAAATCCAAATTGACGTTACCGTAGATGGTTGAGCCTGACTGACTCATGACAATACGGTTGACCGCATTGGGCATATCGTTATCAGAGATTTTAATACCAGAGACTACACGGTCAATAATGGCTTGGCGTTGTGGATGAGAATACAGACGGGCGTATAGCTCCGATTTGGTTACATAGTAAGTTTGGATAAGGGCTTCTTGCCTGTCTGTATAAGGGATGTCCTCACGTAATACGCCCATACTAGACGGGTCAATCATGTAAGGATGAATACCACGGTTATAAACCAGCTTAATAAAACTGGTGTTATAGACTAACGACCACGTCATTGCCATGGAAAAGACTTGATCGGCATTGGAATTTAGCCACTCATCATTTAGAGCTTGGGTTAGGACAGGTGTTTTGTATTGTTCGTTTTCATTGACCGCAGCTCCCAGAGAAATAGAGAACCGTGTCGTTTCTGCTGAATATAAAAAACTGGTGAGCTGATCAATGTGTGGATGAATCTTATTGAAGTACGCTGGTGGTTGTTCAGGACCAGCACCAAACAAATAATACGACCGTAAGGAGGTGTAATCCGCTTTTCTAGATTCTCTAGACACTAAGCATTTCTGCATCAGGTCTAAATAAAAATCCTCTCGATCGGCATTATTAGTAGGTATTCTCATCGTTTAATCTGTAGGTTATCAGGATCACGTAAACTCGAACTTGGATCAGCCCGTGGTCCTACTGTAATGCCTGCTTGACTTGGTGTCAACCCTGCAGACTCACCTTTGATGGGTGTACTATATCTGCCAGCTAAGATACTTTGCATATTCATTCCTTGGAACGCACCACCCCAGATGGCGTTATCCCCTGCTCGGGGTTCTTTGGGCGTTTCTGGTATGGGCGTTTTTTGGAGTTTGTCTTTGTTACCCCGTTTACGTGTGGCGTATTTTTCGGCTTCACCGTACTCTTTTTCGGTAAACTTGTTATTTCTGGTGAGGTAGCCTGATTGGTTCTCACCCTCTCGTGTGGAT